TTTTTTAAATGGCGTCAGACAAAGAAAAGGCACTGAATTTATTTGGGATTCAACTACGACTGGTCATTTTAGTCTTGCAATGGATATTGGTGATCACTTCGAAATTGATAGGCTTATCTAAAAATCTAACAGGGTAGCTTTACAAAATTTATATTTAGCTACCCCTATTAATATCTACGAAGGGGCAAGATTAAATGGTCAACCAACGACAAATAGGACATTTAACATATGCAACACTTACCGAGATTAAAGCTGCAAGTGCAAGGGACGATATACTAAGTTTCTGCTCGGAAACAGATACCCTATATAAATATGTATCAAATTATACAGACCTAACTAACTATTCCGACGATAAGTATATCCTCACAACAGGCGACGGAGGCGCTAGCAGATGGGTTGGAATAGCAGGAAGTTACTCGCTAGAAATGGCTAGAATGGACTACCAATCTAACGGTTTTGTGATTACTATAGACACGACTAAGACAAGCACAGGGTCAAGCGCAAGCAATCAGTTTAAGTTGACATTAATTTCATCCGGACTTTTTCACTTTTATGTTAGTTGGGGTGATGGTTTGCAGAACTTAATAGCTGTTTACAATGATGCAGACCTAACGCACACCTATGCAGAGGAAGGAATATATAAAGTTAGAGTTGAAGGTATATTTAGAGGGCTGTATACAAACAACTCAGGAGATAAATTAAAGTATCTAACAGTAGAAAGTTTCGGGGTTAACTATGGGATGTTTTCGACTTCAAGAGATTTTAGAGGTTGTACAAACTTAACAGCTATTGTTAACAATGGGGTTAATGTTCCGATGATAAATGGGACTTTAGCTTCAGTATTCGCAGGAACAGCCATAACCTCTTTTAATTTTGCAGGGTGGGATTTTAGAGCGGTTATTGTAATATCTAGCACTTTTGAGAGTTGCCCTAACTTAACAAGTGTAGATTTTACTAATGCACTAAATTTACAGAATATAGCTAGTCTTGTTAATGTGTTTTCGGATTGCGCCAACCTACCTACAGTAGACCTAACGCCATTTTACAACAACGCTTTAACTACAATCTCAGGACTGTTCTTTCTTGCGGGGATTACAAGCATAGATTTAAGTGTGCTAAACACAGCGATAATAGAAGATATGAGTACAACCTTTGCAAGTTGCCCGAACTTAACAGAATTAGATTTATCGGGACTAGACTTTAGTTCTCTCTTGCATCAGTATTCCGCATATTCGGAGAGTGGGTTGGTTACCGTTGATTTAAGCAATAGCAACTTCTCAGCACTAGACTCTTTGCAAGGGGCTTTCTACGGTTGCGCAGACCTTACTACAGTTGATTTTACGGGCATAGACTTATCGTCAATACTTTACTTCTCGTATGAGTTTTACGGTTGTACTTCCCTCGTTACTATTGACTTATCACCCATAGACTTTAGCAATGTAACTACATTGCAGTCATGCTTTGAGGCTTGTCCTTCTCTAACAAGTATAGGACTCGCTTCTATGAATGTATCGGCATGTACTAACATGACAGACTTTGCTAAAAACTCAACCATAAATACAACCGAGTATTCTAATGCTCTGATATACTGGGCGACACTCTCTTTGCAGACTGGAGTTACTTGCAACATGGGGAGTAGTAAGTATAACTTAGCAGGGCAAACCGCAAAGAACTATATTATATCCACTTTTAGTTGGGTATTTTTGGATAATGGATTAGAATAATTGGACATGGGGGGAGTGGAGGGGTTATACTCATAGAATAAAACTATGGGAGGGACTTAATGAAAAAATGTAAGGTGTGTGGTAGTAGAGATAATCTTTTTGAGCCGAATAGGCACACATGTATAGTTTGTAGAAGGCGGTATAGGACTAATTCATTAAGAACTAAAGAGGGTTTAATTAAGCAAATGTACCGAAACCAATATCACAGAAGAAAAATTAAGCCTGAGTATACACTAGAAGAATTAACACAGTGGTGTTTAGAGCAAGATTCATACCATAAATTGCATAAAGATTGGCAAGATAGCGGATATAAAAAAGCCTTAACGCCCTCAATCAACAGATTGGATAACAGTGAGGGATATAAATTTAGCAATATAGAGATAACTACTTGGGGGGAAAATAAAAGATTAGGGCATGAACACAGTAAGTTAGGGTTAATATTTACAGGGAATAAAAGCATAAAAGTTAATCAATATACGCTAAGTGGTGAGTTTATAAAGACCTACCCAACAATCAGAAGAGCAGAAGTTGAACTCGGGAAAGACTGCCACAAAGAAATAGTTAAGTGTTGTAAAGGGGTATGCAAACAATGTCAAGGGTACGTGTGGAGATTTGATAATGGCTTGGAGGCTTAGAATGATAAACGATTATAAGAATGAAACAGAAAGCACACAATTAGCTTTATTATTCAATAGTATGTTCGACAGAGGTAGACTTGTAGAAGTATTACCAAATCAGATAGTTACAATGTGCGAGGACTGTTCAATTACTATTGTGGATAGTCTTGAAGATGCACAAGCATTGCATCCCGACAAAGAGATAGAGCCTTTGCCCGAACCTTACGACCCAATGGCTAAGGCTAGGGAAAGACAAGCACTATATAATGTAGATGAAGAGGTGATTGAGTAATGCACAAGCAGTCACACATTCAGAACTTAACGCTATCTACAATAGCAAGTTTGAAAACTGTTACAGGAATGACAGAAGGGCAAATATGCCTAACTCGTGATAACAATACTATATACAGATACATTGCTTCGGGTAGTGCTTATACGGCAGACGATAAGTATGTTCTAATTACAGCAAGTGGTGGTAATACTAGATGGATTGCTGTGGGTGGAACATACTCAATATTCGGAGGGGCTTCTAACAATTCAAGGTTTGAGATAGACGGGACGTTTGTTTCATATGGTGATGCTATATGCTATAGAGATGAATATGTAGGTGGAGAGTATTTCGTTCCTACTGGAGCAACAGCCCCCGACACAGTCAATGCCACAATAGGCGGGGTTGTAACACGCAAATATGCTTTTGATGGTGTTAACACAACGGAGAAGTTGGGTAACACTTTCGAGATACCACACGACATACCTCTTACAGCTATTAACGCAGGAACGATACCGATAGAGGTACACGTACACATTGGACCATCTGATAATAATACAGGAGATGTAAGATTTACTTTTGATTGGTGTTTAATCAAGGCAAACGGAGCACCAATAGCAGGAACGCAAGTAGTTTTAACTAAGACAGTAACGGCTAATCAACAGTACTATAATCTATTAACAGGAGGTAATCTTGCTATACCTAGTGGTGGCTTTGGTATTGGAGATTTGATAGAATTTACATTAACACGAGACCCAACCAACGCAGCGGATACCTATGCAAGCGATATGCTATTCTACAAGATAGCTTTGCACGTTCCCGTAGATATGTTGGGGAGCAGAACGACATATACTAAATAAGGTAGTGAGGTTTAAATTAGATTTTTATAAGGTGTCTTTTATTTTAGTAGAGCAACATACGCAAGGTAGATAATGACAGTGATGGCGGTATCATTTATATAGTAGGTGATAACTTTACTTTAAAGCTTATGTATTATAAAATTTAATTAAAATAAAAGCTGTGGAGGTATTAATCATGACAGATAAAGAAGCTATCAAGAACCATCCAGCATTCTTAGCTTATAGAGGTGCGAACACTAAGTCGGTGGATGTAGCCGATACGCAATTAAATGACAAAGTAAAAGATGACATGGGTGCAAAATCAGTATCCGGAGAAAGATACGAAGCAAAAGCTGACGGAGGTGAAAAGGGCAAGGCGTAAAGCCCTGCCTTATTTATTATGAAGAAAATATCAGAAGATATCATGGGCGAGGCATACGAAGAATTAGCTGTCGAAAATGATACTATAAGGAAGTCTGCTGAAATAGATAAGACTGCTTTTGATGTTTCTATCAACCCTGCTAGTCTAATAGGCTCAATAACAGGTTCATTAATTGCTAGAAAGAAAATACAATCCGACAACCTAAAAAGACTTATGGAAAATGAGAATTCATCTATATTGCAAGGAAATTATTATCAGCAAGTGCAAAATTTAGTATCAAATCTCAAAATTATATTTACTCCTTTCGGAGTTGTGTATGTTGTGAGAAGTGGAAGTAAAGAAATAACTATTGAGACTATAGGAACAGACGAAATGAATTCTCCTATGTATATGGCATGGAAACAAAAAGATGTTGGATATTTTAAGAATGTACTTCTTAATAAAATGCATACGGAGATTCAGTTTGTAGAACAGGAGTTCGCAAAGAAAATTCTTGAGAATCACATGGGTATGCAGGCACATGTAACAAAAAAAGCTTCTGCTGATGTTGATTACAATGAAATGTCAGTATCGGAACTTATAAGTGGTATCGCTGAATTGAAAGACTTTTACGAAAGTAAGACAGAAGCTACTGAAAAGTTTGCAGAGATACTTTGTAGAGTTGTAGATGATGGAACAGAGTATAGAGTTTCTTGGGAGTTTCAAAGACCTCTTGAGAAATATGCTTTGTTAGGTGGAGCTTTAGATTTTTTAGGTCTAGGAGGAAGTAGTGACGATATAAGGTCTCTACAAGGAAGCTATTTAAATCCTTCTTACCTTGCGAATAGAGTTAAGGCAGGATTTCTCCCAGACAGAGTAATTTTTATAGTTGACAATAAAGTTATCAGTTCTTTATTGGCTATAGATATGAACTCAGAAGCTTTTGATTATTTTAACAAGCAGAATCAGAAATTTTTTGTAGATTATTTTAATAAAGAAGCTAAAAAAGGGATAAAAAGAATGAAGGGTAAGCTTCCTTCAAACTCAAATATAGTAAAAGAAGCGTCAATAGCAATAGAGGATATATTTAATAAAGTTGACATACATCCTGTAGTATATTTTAAAATGCTAAATGACAAGTACGGAGCTAAGTGGATGAGATGGGAGATTGCTTCTTTAATTAAAACTTTAGAACAGGACTTTGCTCTTGAAGACGGCATGAACGATCAGGCTCTAAATAAGATAATGGCTATTCATAGTGTCAATAATAATATGTACCCATTTACTAATTATCATGTTTTCGAAAAAGTTATAAGATCATTTTCAGGAAGACCTATAGATTTCTTAGAAAGAGAAGTTGAAGATTTAGATGTTGTAGATATAGCTTTCGGTCTTGATGTAATGGACGAGATAACTCCTAAAGTTGATACTTTTGAGCATTTTAGCAGTGATGTGATAAATTATATTATAGACAACTTAGTTGATAATCATTATAGAGTATTCAATCCTTTGTCTTTATTTTCAGACTCTGAATCAAGGCGTGAATTTTATGATCATCTAAATGAATATTTGTTAGATGGATTTAACGCTAAAGATATTGTATCTATAGAGGATACAAGAGAACAGTCTGAATCTATAAGAGAAAATGAAGTTATACATCATATGTCGATGAATATTATACTTAAAGTTAGAAGTCAAATATCTAAAGAATTTAATCAGGCGGAATTTATAAAAAGTGAAATTGCTAATATAGATGAGTCTCAAAATATTAGAGATTTGATAAGTATACAAGTAGTGAACGGCTTACTTATTGACAGAATGTTAATAAGAAGTCAACTGTTACTTAAGAAGCAGTTAGATAGCTTTGGGATGAGGTGATTGTGTGAGCGATATAGGAGATATTAATGAACTTCCTTTTAGCGCTATAGATTTAAATGGTAGTGAGACCGATCCTAAGAAAATTGAGCTTTTAAAGAAAGAGAAGGAAGAGGCGCTTAGCGGTGTTATGTTTAAAACAGCTTCGTTTAATGGGAAGGTGCAAGACCCATACCCCTCTCCATTTCTTAATCTTGCTGATACTCAGATACCTAGGACGACTACAGAGATTTTTAGATGGTGTAAATATTTTTACACTTTTGACCCTCTAATAGCTGGAGCTATTAACGCTTTAGCAACTTTCCCTATAACTGAAATTTATCTTGAAGATAAAGAAACAGATGCAGTTCGTGGAGAAGTAAGCGAAGCTGTTAAATTATACAAGAGGATATTCTTTAAGGACCTAAACATCTATAAGTTATTAATAGAGATAGGTATTGATTATTACTTATATGGTAATTGCTTTGTATTTGGTGAGCTGTGGACAAATCCAACATCGGGCGGCATTGAATGGAAAAACATGGTTAGGCTTGATCCAAGTAAAGTAATCATCGATTATAATCCTGCAACTAGAGAAAAGAAGTATAAATGGACAGTACCTGCGACCCTTGTTAATATAATTAAGAAAAAAAGACCAAAAGAAGAGTATGATAAAATACCTGATATTATAAAAGAGGCTGTAATAAAGAGCAGTTCCATTGTTCTTAACTCAAATAATATTTATCACTTCTCAAGACCAACAGACTCTATGGGCGAGAATATTATTTGGGGTACTCCTGTACCTGCTAATGTTCTTAAACTATTAATGTATAGAAACGTTCTAAGACAAGCACAAGAAGCTATCGCTAGAGAGCACATCGTCCCAATGAGAGTTTATTATCTTGAGAAGATGGTAGATTACAATCCTGTAGCTGACTGGAATACTGTAGCAAATAATTTTGCAGGAGAATTAAATAAAGCAACTAGAGACCCGAACTACAAGGTTGTATCTCCTGTTCCGGTTAATATGCTAAGTATTGGCGGTCAAGGTAGAGCTTTGTTAGTAACTCCTGAAATAGAACAAATTCAATCTGAAATATTAGCAGGAATGAATGTTCCAAGGGAATTTATCTTTGGAGGAGTAGGTTACTCAGGAAGTGCTATATCACTTAAAATATTAGAGAATCAATTTATAACATACAGGCTTTTGCAAAAAGATTTTATGCAAAACTTTATTATAAAAGCTATGGCAAAGGCAAGAAAAGAATGGGTTAATGAAAATGATGATGACAGTTTAGTTACCGTTAAGATGTCTGACCTTAAGATGCAAGACGATGTTCAACAAAAACAACTTATTATCCAGTTAAATGGTGCGGGTAAGATATCTAATGATTATATGTGGAAAGTTTGCGGAGTTGACTCTGATAAAATGAGAGAATCTATAGAAAAAGAATCTCTTGAAGCAGTGGATTTGCAAACAAAAGTGCAAATGAAGCAGATGGAAGCGCAACTTCTACTGCAAAAAAGACAGGTGGAAATTCAGAAAGAACTCATGGAGCATCAAAATTCATTTGGAACACCGCCTGTAGATCCTAATACTGGGATGCCTATAGATCAGAATGCAGTACAAGGGCAGCCTATTCAAGGTCAAGAGCAACCTATTCAAGGGCAAGCACAACCTGCTCAAGCACAACCTGCTCAAGAAGAAGATGTAAATGAAGAAGCTCAAATAAAAGCAGCAGCTATGAAACTCATGAAAGTAAGCCCTAAAGAGAGAGAACAATTTTTATCAACT